GATCCGCGAGGCGGTCGATCAGGCCATCCGTGAGGACCGGGCGACGATCGACGAGCTGGTCGAGACCATCGAGCAGCTCGGCGGCGAGGCCAGCCGCTCGGCGGTGGGGCGCTATGTCAAGCGCACCAAAGATGCAATGCAGCACTTCCGCCAGGCCCAAGCGCTGGCCAAGACCTGGGCCGAGAAGATCCCGGAGAACGGTGATGTCGCGGCGCTCTCACGCCAGCTGCTGAGCACGGCCGCGTTCCGCGCCGCTGCCGATCTACAAGAAGGCGAGAAGGTCGAAGGCAAGGAAGTGATGCTGATGGCCCGCGCGCTGAAGGATATCGCGGCCGCCGCCAAGACCGACGCCGAAGCGCGGGCGAAGATCCGTGCGGAGATCCGGGCCGAGATGGCCGAGAAGGTCGACGAGGTCACCAGGGCCAAGGGCGTCACGAAGGAAACCCGCGACGCGATCCGGCGCGAGCTGATGGGCGGTGGCTGATGGGCAACGCCAAGGTCCGCCCGTCTGATCCCGATACGATCCTGCTGCCGTTCCAGTCAGCGTGGATCAAGGATGACTCACGCCTGAAGCTGATGGAGAAGAGCCGCCAGATCGGCATCTCCTGGTCCACGGCTTTTGCGGCCGTTGAGCGCACGGCGACGGAAGGCGCGCGGCACGACCAGTGGGTCAGCTCGCGCGACGACCTGCAGGCGCGGCTGTTCATCGAAGACTGCAAGATGTGGGCGCGGATCATGGACCTGGCCGCGCGCGATCTTGGCGAGGTCGTCCTCGACAAGGACGGCAAGATTTCGGCCTACGTGATCGAGTTCGCCAGCGGCAAGCGCATCCATTCAATGTCGAGCAATCCGGACGCGCAAGCGGGCAAGCGCGGCGGCCGCGTCCTCGACGAGTTCGCGCTGCACCCGGACCCGCGCAAGCTCTGGACGATCGCCTATCCCGGCATCACATGGGGCGGCAACATGGAAGTGATCAGCACGCATCGTGGCAGCCACAACTTCTTCAACGGTCTGATCCGCGAGGTCCGCGAGGGCGGCAACCCGAAGGGCATCAGCCTGCACACCGTCACGCTGCAGGACGCGCTCGACCAGGGCTTTCTCTGGAAGTTGCAGCAGATGCTGCCAGCCGATGACGAGCGCCAGGCGATGGACGAGTCAGCGTACTTCGACTTCGTGCGGGGCGGCTGCGCGGACGAGGAATCATTCCTGCAGGAATACATGTGCCAGCCCGCCGACGACGACGTGGCCTTCCTCGAGTATGAGTTGATCGCTGCCAGCGAGTACGCCAGCGGTGTGGACTGGCAGACCACCGATTCCGGCCGGCTCTATGCGGGCGTCGATATCGGTCGAAAGAAAGACCTCACCGTGCTGTGGGTAATCGAGAAGCTCGGCGACGTCTGGTACACGCGCCACATCGAGCGCCTGCGCGGCATGCGCAAGTCCGAGCAGGAGAAGGTGCTGTGGCCCTGGTTCGAGAAGGTCGATCGCGTGGCGCTGGACTACACCGGCCTCGGCATCGGCTGGGGTGACGACGCGCAAGACAAGTTCGGCGAGCACAAGATCGAGCTGGTCACGTTCACGCCCAAGAGCAAGGAAGCGATGGCCTACCCGGTGCGCTCCGCGATGGAAGATCGTCGCCTGCGCATTCCCTATGACAAGCTCATCCGGGCCGATCTCCGATCGGTGACCAAGCAGACGACGGCCACGGGCAATGTCCGCTTCACGGCCGAGCGGACACCCGACGGGCACGCCGATCACTTCTGGGCGCTCGCACTGGCGCTACAGGCCGGTAGCCAGCCGCGTGCGCCGATTGAATTCACCCTGGGGCCGCGCCGCCATGAGCGCAAGCGTGGCCACGACGACGACTTCCCCGCGATCGCAGGAGGCGGAATATGGTAGAGATCCTCGGCCCTGACGGGCAGCCTGCGCGGCAGGCGCGGCCTGTGCGGGATGACCAGACCTCGCGGATCGGCTGGCTGCATCGTGAGATCGGCGACCACCCGACGCGCGGCCTGACGCCGGCGCGCCTGGCGGCCGTGTATCGCAAGGCCGAAGAAGGCGACCTGACCGCGCAGGCGCGCCTGGCGATGGACATGGAAGAGAAGGACTCGCATCTGTTCGCCGAGCTGGGCAAGCGCCGGCTGGCGGTGCAGGCGGTGGCCTGGCACATCGAGCCGCCGCCGGATGCGACCCCGGCCGAGGAACAGGCCGCCGAGCTCTGCCGGCAGATCCTCGACGTCGAGATCGACATGCAGGATCTGCTCTACGATCTGACCGACGCAATCCTGCACAGCTACGCCGGCTGCGAATACCACTGGCGACTGATCGACGGCACGAACGTGCCGACGCAGCCGGAAATGCGACCGGCCGACTGGTTCCAGACCGACTATCAGAACTACCGGTTCAGTCGCCTGCTGCTGCGAGACCAGACCGGTGCCGGCACGCCGATGCGGCCGCTCAACTGGATCCTGCATGTCCAGCGTTCACGCTCAGGCTACCTGACGCGCGCGGGCCTGGTCCGCGTGCTGGGCTGGCCCTTCCTGATGCGCGCGCTCTCGACGCGGGATCTGGCCGAGTTCCTGGAGATCTACGGCCTGCCGCTGCGCCTGGGCAAGTACCCGCCCGGATCCAGCGAGAAAGAAAAGGCGACCCTGCTGCGTGCTGTCGTCGGCATCGGCCACGCTGCGGCGGGCATCATCCCTGACGGCATGTCGATCGAGTTCGAAGAAGCCGCCAAGGCCGGGGCCGGCGGCGATCCGTTCATGCGGATGATGGAGTGGGCCGAGCGCTCGATCTCAAAGGCGATCCTCGGCGGCACGCTGACGACGACAGCGCAGTCGACGGGCCTGGGCAGCAACGTGGCAGACACCCACAACGAGGTTCGCAAGGAGATTGCAGCGAGCGATCGTCGGCAGCTCAAGCGCACCATCGAGCAGCAGATCCTGCGCCCGATCACGGCGCTGAACACGACGGCGGCCCGCGCGCCGCTGTTCATCTGGGACGACGAGGAGCCGGCCGACATGGAGGCCATGTCCAACGCCCTGCCGGGCCTGGTCGATGCGGGCCTCAAGATCTCGCGCAAGTGGGCGCACGATCGGCTGAAGATCCCCGAGGCTGAAGAAGGTGAAGAAGTGCTGACCCGGCCGAGCGCACCGACGCCGTCACCGTTCCCGCCGCCGGCCGCAGCGCGCCAGCAGCATCGAGGACATCACGCCGCCTGCAATCAGGCGGACACCAGTCCGCAAGGGCAGATCCAGCAGCAGGTGGTCGACAAGCTGGCCCGCGATGCCGGCCCTGGCCTGCAGGCCATGCTCACGGAGATCCGGCGCTGGGTCGATGAGGCCGACAGCCTGGAGGCCCTGCGCGATCGCATTCTGCAGGGCTACGGCAACCTGCCGCGCGCCGAGCTGAGCCAGCTGATGGGCGATGCGTTTGCGGTCGCCGCCGCGCTGGGCCGCGATAACGTGGCCGTCGAGGCCGGCCAGCTGCCGGCCGACGAGTAAGCCCGGCATGAGTGACTTCAGGCAGCCATTCGATGAGATGCTCGAGGCGCTGCGCCTGCGGCTGCAGAACCTGATCCCGACCGCTTCATGGAATGACCTCTGGGCCAATGAGCACGACCGTGGCTTCATGGTCGCCGGCGCGATGGAGGCGGACTTGCTGTCCGACCTCGCCGGTGCGGTCGAGGGATTCATCACCGAGGGCCAGTCGATCGATGCCTTCCGCCAGCAGTTCGACGAGATCGTCGAGCGCTATGGCTGGGACTACACCGGCCCGCGCGACTGGCGCACGCGCGTGATCTACCAGACCAACACCGCCACCAGCTATGCCGCTGGACGCCTGGCTCAGCTGAATGACCCGGAGCTGCAGGCCGTGGCGCCGTTCTGGATGTACCGCCACGGCGGCAGCGCGGATCCACGGCCGCAGCACCTGGCCTTTGACGGCCTGGTGATGCCGGCGAACGACCCGTGGTGGTCCACGCACTACCCGCCGAACGGCTGGGGCTGCTCCTGCTATGTGATCGCCGTCTCCCGCGAGATGGCCTTGCGTCTGGGCGGGCGCTTCGAGACGCCGCCCGAGGACCAGCCCGGCGATATCGACGAGGGCTGGGACTACATGCCCGGCCGATCCGTCCAGGAGGAGATCCGGAGCACGGTCGATGAGAAGGCCCGGAGCCTGCCGCCAACGATCGGCCAGGCCTTCAGCGATGACATGGAGGACGGCCGACCATGAGAATGGATACGCAGATCACCGGCGACGAGGACCTGCGCGACCTGTTCAACCGCCTGCGCGCCCGCGCCGGCAGCCTGTCGCCGTTTTTCAAGGCCGCCGGCGAGCTGCTCGTGGATTCAACCAAGCGCCGCTTCCAGGAAGGCCGCGCGCCTGACGGCACGCCCTGGGCACCGAACACCCAGACGACGATCATCAACTACCTGAGCCGGTTCTCCTCGAGCTTCAGCAAGAAGACCGGCCGACTGACCAAGGCCGGCGCGGGCCGGGCCAGCGGCAAGCAGCCGCTGATCGGCGAGACCAAGTCACTCAGCCGGACGATCAACTACCGGGCAGCCGCTGACCGCCTGCTGGTGGGCAGCCCGATGATCCAAGCCGCCGTCCAGCAGTTCGGCGCGAAGAAGGGCCAGTTCGGATCCAGCAAGCGCGGCCCGATCCCCTGGGGCGACATTCCGGCCCGGCCGTATCTGGGGCTCTCCGACCAGGACCGCCGCGACATCGTAGCGCTGTGCCAGGAGCACCTGAGAGGGCGATCATGACCCGAATCCTGACGACCGCCTCAGAGGCCCTGAGACGGCCCGTAACCGATTCAGGCCCCCACGGCCCGGCTGAAACAACAGACCGGGCTTTGCAACGCTTTGCAACGGCTTTGCAACGAGGGTCGGTGGCCGTTTGCAATATTTAAGGCGTGTGGGGCACAATCAGGCTTCTGCGGGCAGCATTTACGCGTCTGTCGTAAACTGCAGAATGGTTGCTAGTTTCGAATTTTAGGGGTTGGGGTTGGCAAAGAAGACACGAGCGCAGCTGGAGGCGGAATTAAAATCAATTCGAGCGGGTCGTACGACAGACGGTTGGGTCATGGTGGTCCTGACCTTCATCAGGTGGTCTGGGATCTGCGTAGTTGCCTACTTCGCCTACAAATCTGTCCTGGCATTGGCCGGACAAACCACCTTGGCGGACATAGGCATTCGCTTTCTAGGCAGAGTACAGGTTTCTGTAGTTTTGGGGTGGCTGGTCGGGCTTGTGGGTTTCGGCTATGGGTGGAATCAACGCAGATTAAGACGGGACACTGTTGAACGGCTGCAAGATAGGAACCGAATACTCGAAGCCGAGCTTGACAAGAGACGCTCGTCAAGCCGTCTAACCAAACGGGGTGATTCACGACCGGAGGACAAGGTATGAATGAGAGCGCTATTGCATTTCTATCCCTCATTTCAATCGGCCTGCTGCTGATTTTTTTGTTCTGGGTCTACCGAGATTATTGTGTTGACGCGTTCAGACAACGAATGTTTTCTCTGAGAGACTCGCTGTTCGATAAAGCCTTAGCAGGCGAGATCGATTTTCGGGATCCGGCCTATGGAATGCTGCGATCAACGATGAACGGATTAATCCGGTTTGGACATCGGCTTAGTCTTGTTCAAGTGGTTGCGATGTCTTTTACCTTAAGTCGAAACCCAATTGCTGAGGTTCCGTATGGGCAAAGGCTTGAACAAAACCTGTGTAGATTAGACAGCGAACAGCGCGAGCTCATTGAAACCTACTATCGCCGTATGAATTTCACCTTGGTTCGTCACTTGCTGATGAGCTCTCCAATTCTGGTTTTGACTGTTATCGTCCCCCTTATCGTTACACTTAAGGCGAATCTCGCCGTCAAGCAAACTACAAACAAATTGCGTCAGCAATTGGATGATTTGGATTCGATAGCGTGGGCAGAGGGCGAATCTCCGAACCACCGCCCACGTCAGGTCCGTTGCTAACGGGCTCCTAATTATGACCAGATGAGCTGAGCAAGAACGCAAGTCTGAATCTAAGCTGGAGCATGTTAAATTTAGAGCGGGGCTGCTCCCCGCTCGGTTTAATTTAGGATTAGCCTACTACCATCAATCGAATAGATCGCGGCAGCCGAAGGCTTGGGGATCTTTCAAGTTCGAATTGTCCAAATCCATTTGCAGCTCTTGCCCGCCGTTTATCGTGATGGGTACCAGCCATTGGTTATCTTGATCACCCAGTGGCTGAAGGGCATAGAGGTAGTAGTCTCCCGGCGAAGCGCTGATCTCGAAATTCGCTTCACGCCCAGTGCGATCGCTTGCGACCGCCAGCCCGCGTAGCCATGCTTGCCTCTCGGCTAATTGCTCTCGCGAGTTTTGGATTACTTGATCTATTTGAGATTGAAGCAATGCGAGTTTTTCTCGCCTCAGATTCGCCTGCTCGCGTCCACGAGCCGCCTCTATACGTTCATCGAGCGATTGTTGCAGCCTTTCGGATTCTTCCTGTCGTGCTTCAAAGTCAGCCGACTGGCGCGCACAGAACTCCGCCCATTGGGATGCCAAGTCTTGTTCCCTTGAAATCAAAAACACCTCATTGGCGGCTCCGGGCCGAATCTCACCAGAGCCCGTCACAAGATAAATGTCACCTTTCACTGTCCCTTGATCCTGAGCGGTCAGTGCGCATGGGAAAATCGTTACTGTAATGAGTGCCAGAACAGCCAGAAATTTCGTAGTGCTTCTCGAGTGGTCTAAAGGGCTCGTGGTGAACATTCTCATCTCTCCCGACTTTGTTCCTAATCCCAATTGATCAAGATAGTGGCAATTTAACCGCTGGCCACTCCGGCTGCAAATTGCTTTGCTTGGCGGCTGGTATACAATCTCCGGTTGTTGGCCTGCAGCTAGCGCCTCCTGCCTTTAGGTCCAGTTGCTTCCAATAGATCCCTGCCTCTTGACACACGTCAAACCCTTCTAAAGCCCACTCGCCCTGAAACTTCAGGGCATGCCGAAGCGCCACACCAATCGTCCCTTCGCTGCCTGTTCGGTGGCGCTCGGATCTGCCTCGAGCGAGATCCAGCTGATTCCGGCCGGGCCGTTCCGAGGCGTAGACGGCCGCCCGTCAGGCACACCGTCCTGGCAACTGAATCCCCTGACCGCCGAACGCTGGCTGGCTGAGCTTCGCCAGCGCAAGACGCGGCTGGTCATTGACTACGAACACCAGACTCTGCTGTCGGCCGACAACGGCCGGCCCGCGCCTGCGGCGGGTTGGTTCACCGGTGCCGGCTTGGAGATTCGCGACGGCTCGCTCTGGGCGACCGACGTGCGCTGGACTGACGCCGCTCGCGCTGCGATCGAGGCTGAGGAGTACCTCTATATCTCGCCCGTCTTCACCTTCGATCCGAAGACCGGCGAAGTCACCGGGCTGATCAATGCGGCCCTCACCAATTCCCCCGCGATCGACGGCATGGAGCAAGTGCTCCGCGCCGCCGCTTCTCAATTCTTTACTGACCAGGAGACCGACGTGGATCCGAAAGAGCTACGCAAGGCACTCGGCTTGCCCGAGGACGCTACCGATGAGCAGGTGCTGGCCGCTTGCTCGGCCCTGCGCACCGAGTGCGACGAGCTGAAGGCCGGCAACACCGAGCTGGAAACCCAGCTCGCGGCCGCCAAACAACAGACCGCTGACGACGGCGGCGAGCCCGATCCGGCCAAGTACGTGCCGATCGAAGTCGTCGCGGAGCTGCGCGGCCAGGTCGCCGCGCTGAGCCAGTCCATCACCGGCGACAAGGTCGACAGCCTGGTGACCGCCGCGCTGAACGACGGCCGCCTGCTGCCGGCGCAGAAGGACTGGGCGACCAGCCTGGGCAAGAAAGACCTCGCCGCGCTGACCGCCTACCTGGACTCGGCCGAGCCGATCGCCGGGCTGCGTCAGCAGCAGACCAATGGTGAGGGCCCCGCGAACAACGGGAAGAACTCGCACGGCCTGACGCCGGGCCAGCTGGCGATCTGCAAGCAGCTCGGCCAGTCGCCCGAGGACTACAAGAAGCAGCTCGATGAGCTGGAAGGAGAGACGGCATGAGCCTGACTCGCGATCGCAACACCCCGCGCCGTGACGGCACGGACTTCTCGCGCGGTGTCCATGCGGACGCCGTGATCTTACTCGGCGCGCTGGTGTGCCTGGATGCCGACGGCTTTGCCATCCCGGCCGCCACGGCTACCGGCCTGGTCGCTGACGGCGTGGCCGAGGAACACGTCGACGCCACTGGTTATGCCGACGGCGCGAAGACCGTCAACGTGCGCAAGGGCGTGTTCAAGTTCGACAACTCGGCCGGCGGTGACGAGATCACCATCGCCCATATCGGCGACACGGCCTACATCGTCGACGACCACACCGTCGCCCTGACCGATGGCTCGAGCTCGCGCTCGGCCGCCGGCACCATCGTGGACGTCGATTCCGACGGCGTCTGGATCCGCATCGACTAACAGGAGCCTTCACATGCTTATCAACTCCCAAACGTTGAAGGACCTGTTCGTCGGGTTCCGCAACGACTTCAACACCGGTTTCCGCTCGGTCGAGCCGCAGTGGAACCAGATCGCCACCCTGGTGCCGTCGATGACGGCCGAGAACCTCTATGGCTGGCTGGGCCAGTTCCCGCGCCTGCGGGAATGGGTCGGCGATCGCGTCCTGCACAAGATGGCCGCCGAGGCTTATCGCCTGGAGAACAAGAAGTTCGAGGCCAGCATCGAGGTCAAGCGCGACGACATCGAGGACGACCAGTTCGGCGTCTACTCACCGATGATGCAGGAAATGGGATTCGCTGCCGCGACCCATCCGGACGAGCTGGTGTTCGAGGCGGT